CCCGGTCTTGCCCAGGTCGTCGATTGCCTTTTCGGCATCCACAGCTGAATCGACCAGCTTGTCCAAATCGTCAGCAGCCTTGGCCGCTTGCGACGAATTGACCTCGATGCCCAGGGACGCGAAGTTGGTGCTCATTTACTGCCCCTCTGTTCCGCCATCACCCGCAGGGCTTCGGCTTCCATGATGCGGATATCCGGGAAAATGTCGGCGGCTTGGCCCCGGGTAAAACCGAGGAAGCCAGCGACATCGCGAATTGACGTGTAATCCAGACCGGTAGCGCCGCACGCCCCTGTGCGCCACTGAGTGCTCAGCGCCTCGAAGACCAGAAAGGCCTGCCAGTTGTCAGGCCAGATCTCGACCTCATCGCCGTAATCTTCGGCAGAAAAGCCGAAGGCATCCTGCCCCTTGAGGGCCGGCTGATAGAGGGCGCATGCAGCGCTGGTCAGTTTCCCAGGCGCGCCTTGCTGAATGCCTCGGAATAGGCTGCCAGCACCGCGCTTGGCGTGGCGCTGATCGAACTGACCAAAATGCGGAGGTTGTCGTCGGTGAAGTCTTCGTCGACATCCCATCCGGCGACGATTGCCTTGAGTTGTTCCACCTGAAGGTCAATCAGCAAGGTGGTGAATTTCTCCAGTCCCGTCTCTCGGATTGTTCACCCAATGCCTTATGCCGCTCTCCCCATCCGGCATAGAGAGTCGCCAACTCGGCCCGGTCGCGATATTTGAACTCGAACTGAACCTTCACCGGATCGCCGCCCACCGTTGGAAGCATCACGTCCGCTTTGAAGGTGGGGTTCTGGATCAGTTTGAACTTGGCCATGAGTTCCCCTTACGCGGCGTAGCGGATGAATTTAGCGACCACGGCAAACACGGCAGTGACGGCCATGATGTTGTTCTTGGTCAGCGACGGCACGTTGTCGAACGAGGCAAAAGCGTTGTAGGCGATAACGCCGCCGGAGGCGAGGTTCACACGGACAGCGCGAGGCTTTTTGTCGTCGTCGGCTTCCAGCAGCACTTCGTTGTGAGGGAGCGCTGGGTCATCCGCCATGGTCAGCGTGAACGAAAGCGCCGATTTCGACGTCGGGATCTGGTGTTCGTCGTCTTCCTCGAGGAACGAGTAAGTGACGTTTTGCTGCTCGCCGCCAGACTTGCTCGACTCCGTGACCTGGCTGATAGGCACCCAGGTCAGAATTTTGCGAACCGAGCCGCCGCCCGCACCAGCAATGAAACGTGCCGCATTGAGCGTATTGACCGACTCAAGCACGAACGAATCAGTGGCCACGGTCTTGACGCGAACAACGCGGTTGTTCAGGCGAGCCCAGCCTGAAGTGACCTCAACAAAGTCGCCAGTCACAAGGTCGTGGCCTGCAGACGAAACAACAGCCTCGGCAGCATTGGTGATCGCGGTAAAAATGATCGGCGCGTCATACGAAGCCGCAATGCCAACCGTCGAGCCATTGGGTAGAAAAACGCTCATGGGGTTTCCTCTTTGCAGAAATGACAAAACCCGCTGAATGGCGGGTTCTGGGTTTGCCCAATGGGCGGATTAGTTGGTGTCAGCTCGGTACATAAACGACACAGGCACGGTGAACGTGGTGTCGTCGGGTATGCCAGGACCTGGGTCGACTGGACTCATGGTCACCACCGTCAGCGCGCCCTTCGTGTTTCGCTCGTACAGCGGGAACAGCGCGGCGATCTGGTCTGCCAGAGAGCCGGCCGCACCGCGGTACTTGCCGGACGGCGTCACGATGCTGACTTGAAACACGCCGGTATACAGCTTGTGGTCCCCGCCCAGCGTGTTGCTCGCGGTGTCGGCCGGCAGCGTGAAGACCTTCAAGTAAGTGGCGCCGTCAACGGGCGTATAAGCCTCGTTCTCGACGACGACCTTCAATGGCGCCGGTAAGGCTTTCGCCCAGTTGATCAGCTTGGCCTCGTAAATCGAAGCGATGAGGTTATGGCTCATACCTGGTTATTCCTGATGGCTTCATCGACGATCTGCTGGAAGCGAGCCAAGGTGATGCGCACCATGCCGCCTGGCGCCTGCTTCGAATGCCCATACTCGAGCGGCACTGCGTACGGCAGGTTGTTCACGATGTAAGCCGTCTCACCGATACTCAACTGCTCGACCTGGAGCTTCAGCTTGGCGAGCGTGACATTGCCAGCTGGATCGATCTGATCGATAACGCCATCAACTGGTGATCCGATAGAAAACTGCCAGTTCCCGCGGAACCTCCCGCCTACGTAGCCCCTGCCGGCGACCAGGCCGTTCACGTTGTAGTTCTGGTCGCGCTCGGTCTTGGTCAGAGGCTTGGCGTACTTCACGCCGCGCTTCAGCTTGCCGGCCTTGTTGAAGTTGCTGTCCGTCAGGTTGATGACCGTATTGCGCACGGCCACGTTGAAGTCATAGGCATCGGCCGCGGCAGTGTTGGCCTGGCGATGCGCGACATTGGCCGCCCATATCTCAGGGTTGCCCACCGGCGACATGCGGATGACGCTGCTACCGATCTCGATCACGATTTCGCAGAAGGTGGCGTCGAGCCCGGCCTTGGCTCGCTCGGCGAACTGCCGGATGTTCTCGGCGAAGCTGCCGTTGAGGCCTGAGTATTTGCTCATGACCGCACCTGCAATTCGTAAAGAATCGGCGTGCCGGCTGGGTTGATCTCTTTCAGCGGAGGGACGATTGACCAGGTGCGCCCTTGGACGATCACCTTGTTCAACAGGTTAGGCACCCATGCCAGCCCCTGCGCGGCTATCTTGAGCTTCTTGTCGCCCTGCTTAATGAGGCTGTTGTTCTGGAATTCTTGGCCGGTGAAGTCGAGCAGGATGCCCTGGGCGGTTTGTTCGGTGATGGTGTCAGGCGGTGCGCTACCGGTGTCCGGATCGTACTCGCCGACGGTGATTGCCCGGATGGTCACGGGCTGGCCGAACTCTGTGATCATCTCCAGAGCCATCACGGCCATTTCGTCGTAGAAGGTCATGGTGGCTCCAGATGTGAAAAGCCCAGCGCGATGGCTGGGCTCGTATTTAGCCAATACGTTTTCTGCGCTGCTCTAGCAGAAGGTCAGCAACGGATGCCGATGCTTCTACTAACTCCGCATCGGTTTTAGGTTGGCTGGCATAAACCGAGCCTGCCCCGCTTGCCCTGTTCCGCTGACTGTCCCACTTTCCCTGAATCGCTAAAATTGCAGCGGCGGCGAATTGGTCCCAAGCAGTCATCTCGTTGTCGTCTTTGAACGTCATACAGGCTCTCCATAGTTGAAATTCGAACCTATATCACGCCCTCACCGCAAACAAGCCCCGCGTCTGCAAGTAGTCGGCAAACTGCGTGGCGCTCGGGCGATCTGGTGCCGCGGGCAACAGCCGGCCGCTGGTATTTGAAATCGTCGCGTACTCTCGAGTTACCGCGCCTTCGACACGCTCCAGGGTGATTGCCCCTTTGCGCTTTTCCACCGGATCGATATCGTCTGCATGGATCTCGGCAGCCAAAGCCATTTGGCCATACTGGATGCGCGCAGGCAGGTAGTTGTCGGGCTTGATCTGGCAGTCCAGTTCAACCCCCCGGCGCGGCCAGGCCAGAGCCTGATCGCTATCCGTTTTACGTCCCTTCCAGGTCATGCCATCCATCGCCAAGGCGGACCGGCGAAGCAGTGCTTCTTGCGCAGCAACATCCGCAGGGATGGTCACGCCGAACTTGCCAGCGTACATGACCAGGTCCGCGGCGCTCGCGTAGCTTTCGGCGTCTGGCTTGCCGGTGCCGTCCTCGATGATGAGCATGGGTCAGTCCTTGGGTTTGTTCAGGTCAGCGCCAACCTTCGCAGGTGCGGTGCGGTACTCAGCCTTCAGCGTAGCCTTTGGCGGCTTCTCGACTTCACCGTCACGGTCTTCCGTCACGTTGGCGTCGATGATGATCAGGCCTTCCTTTTTGGCGATTGCCTTCACATCATCTTCGTAGCGGTGAAACGGGCCCGGCAGATACCAGATGTTATCAGTCATCACTATCACTCCGCTGCGCCAGGGCATTATGCCCCGGGGCAGTCATCAGGTGGTTACTTGGAGGCGTCGCCGATCAGAGCGACACCGGCGGTGTCCTTAATGCTGGCTGCGGTTTTATCCCAGTTGGTGCCGGTGGCGAGCGCGGCGCTCGATGGAGACTTGCCGCCGTTCGCGACATCCCAGGTGTAACCCTTGATGCCGAGGCCGAAGGTGTAGTCCACCTGAATGGTCGTGGTGATGCGCTCGTTACCGTTGTTGGTCTGCACGTTCGAGATGATGTCTCGGTTGTCGTGCACCAGCGCCGCACCAGCCGCCAGGCCAAGGATGATTTCCTTGTTCGGCGTGCCGGCTTGAGCGAGAGCCGGAGCATCGGTGACGATCGAGGTCTTGCCGAGAATGTCGACAACACGAACGTTGCCAGCCTGGAACAGGTTGTTCGGGTTGGCGAGGCCCTGGCCGACCAGCTTGTGCCAGGTGGTGCCCTGCATGACTTGAGCAACCAGGTTCTGGCTGGCGTCGCCGAACTTCGCATGCGCGCTGTTCAGACCGGACTGGGAGATGCCCAGAGTGGCAGACACATCGTTCACCGCAGCTGCTTGCGCGGTAATGGCCGCCACCAGTGCAGCGATCGCAGTGTTCAGTTGATCCTTCAGCAGCACTTCAGCAAACGCGCGGCTCGCAACTTCAACGCCCTGTGCAGTCGGACGCTGCAACCAAGTCATTTGCGACGGCTCGTAACGAATCGGACCGAAGCCGCCCGCCACTTTCACGGTGGTGTCTTGCAGTTCGGTCAGATCGACCGGAGTCACCGCAGCGTTGGCGCCATAGCGGTTAACGCGACGCTGAGCTGCGCCGAGGTTCTGGAAGAACGACTCTTGCAGGAAATCACCGGTGAAGCCGTTCGGCGACAGCACAATCGCGCCGTTGCTGGCTGCGTTGAACGCCTCCAGCATTTGATCCAGCGTCTCGAGCGTCGCCGGCATGATGTAATCGTTGAAAACCTGCATTTGAGACAGGGACATGAATTATTTCCTTACTTGAGAGGGAGATCAGAGAACCGGCTAGCGATCGCTGCCTGTCGTTCTTCCTTAGTGCCGCCGATATTGCCTTTTGCGGCCCCGCCGCCACCTCCAGCACCAGCAGCCCCGCCGCCAGATGCCTTACTACCCGCGATCAACGGCGCGAAGGCCGTGTCGTTTGCGAATTCTGCTTTCAGCTCATCCAGCGTTGCCGCCGAGAGCTTGCCCTGCTGGTCGAGGACGACCACGACAGGCTTCCCGTCGCGCTGCTCGACGCTCAAACGGCGCTCGATGTGCGGCAACAGGGCTTTTGCGCTGCCAGGGATTGCCAAGGCAGACGCGATATCAGTAGCGGTACGGCCGACTGTCAGATCCCGGATCTGAGTGCTCAGCGTGGTCCGCTCCTGCTCCAACGTGCCGTTCAGCTCAGCTTCGCGGCGGTTGTATTTTTCAGACCAAGACTTTTCGAGTTCTTCGACATTGCCGGACTTCCGGGCGAGCTCTTCACGCTCAAGCCGCGCTGCCTCTTCGGCTTCCCGCGCCTTCTTCTCGGCTGCTTTCTTCTCGCCGAGCAGCTCATCGACCTTGGCCTTCAGTCCGGATACGTCTTCTTGTTGTGGCAGGCCTTCGATACCGAGGACAAACTTGCCTTCCTTCTCGGTGTAGAGCGATTTAACGGAGTCATCGAGACCGTCCAGAGTGTCCAGCTGATATTTCAAACCCATTTGCTTGTCTCCCAGAGACGATTTGCAGGCCCTGCCTGCTGGAATAAAAAAACCCGCCGGAGCGGGTCTGTTTTTGCGGTAACGCTGTACGATGCAGCGCCGTTTTAAGCCGCCACAAATGTTCAATTGAGAGAAGGGAAGCTGAATGAAACTACCGAAGCTTGGCAAAGCAGAATCAAAGGGCTGGACGAAGATTGACGTGACAGTTCAAGCGGCAGTTATTGCCGCGCTATCCGCCGCTGTAGTCGCTGGAATGACCAGCTATTCCGGCTATGTGTCGACCAGCCAGACGATGAGGGTCAGCTGCGTGAAGAGAATCGATGACCAAGAGGACAAGCTCCGGTCACGAGCTGAAACCTTACTCACATCGATTGCAAAATTACTCGCGTATCCCAGCCATCCAGACCCGACGCTAGAGGCTTTAGCCGAGCGCTACGATTCCGCGGTTGTTGCCGGCCATGCTTTAATTGCAAACGCACCACCCGAATTAGCCGTTAAAACGATGCACCTGATCGGACGACTCATGAAGGTTTCTATTCCTACTGGTGACACAACGCTGGATGCCAAACACCTTCAGGAATTCCAGGACGAAATTAACCCTTGGCACCAAGCGTACTTCGATCAACTGATGAAATTCGACAGTTATCGGAGCGGCTGCTGAGGTCACAACAGAGCCCTTTCGAAAGCCAGCGGCTCAAGAGCACGCATCTGCACAAGTGTCAGAGGTGAAAAGTTGCGATCAAGCTGCAGCTCGGCGAAGCGCTCGACGCTCAGCCCGCCCTCACGGAACAGTTTCGCGCGGACCGGGCCAATGGCCTTGTCCTGAAACGCTGCCGGCTGCTGCTTGAGCCAGTCGTAATAGCTGAGATCTGCCCTTACCTGCTGAGGCCCACCGTCACCGATGGATGCTCGTGTTGCGTCCTTGGCAAACAGAGCACTGAAGCGGGTCACCGCCACGACCGTCGAGCGGCAGTTGATGTGAATCGGCGGACGCGGCCCTTCAGTGAGCTTGAATCGCTGCTTATCGAGCGTCCGGCACTGGCTTGTTGTCTTCGTATCCAGAGTGCTGACCCACTCCACCGCCTGCACGACATCGGTGTTCTCTTTCAACGTCTCCATGCGCGCTTGGGTGGCGATGTGCTGCACCGCCGTTCGCACCACGGCGCCGGCGTTCCGGTTGGTCGTGGCCAGGATGCCGTCGTTGTACTGGAGCGCCTTGGTACCGCGAATGTTCTTGATGATCTGGAAGTTGGTTTGGCCTTCGAAGAAACCCTGCCTGATCGCGCCAGTGAGGCGTTGTCGCTCGGTGGCGGTGAAGCCATCAATGAACGACTTGAGCAGCTTACCGCCATCCGCACCGCGCACGCTGAGCGGTTTGCCGAGGACGGCCGCCCTGATTGCAGCAGCACCTGGCACCGCGGCATCAAACGAGACGCCCACCGGCGCAGCCCGGGTCAGGCTGGTCGCCTCGAACTCAGCCTCATAGTTGGCAATGTCGATCAGGTCGAGGTTCAGCTTCTCGCTGTACCGATCGAAGATGCCCAGCAACAGGCTGTCGACTTCGCTCAGCAGCCTTTCCAGCCGCGCCACGGTGTAATCCGTAAGGTCCGCCCGGGTCAGCCGCTCACGGATCGAGCGGTCAATCTCCTTGAGGAATGGCCCGAACTTCGCGACCTCC